TTCGGAAACTTCTTCTTTAACATCTACTGGGTTAGGTGTTGGAGTTCCTTTATTAACTTCAATTTATACTATTGTTTTAGAAAGCATAACTTTTAAAGATGTTGACACTTGTATAGATATTGATGGAAATACTAACTTAGTTGCATTAGATTGGGAAAATGTAAACTTTAGTAATATTCCAAACGCTGGAACAATAAACACTTGTGATAACTTCATTTTTGAAACGGGCGCATTTTTAAGCTCACAGGGTTTAGTGTTTACGGGTACTATTGGAACGATAGGAATCAGTAACAGTCTTTTTGTTGGTATTGGCTCAGCGGGAAATATAATTGAATTAGACGCAAGCTGTGTAATTACTAGAAGATTTAGAATAGTTTATTCATCTATTGTGGCTTTTGGTTCTAGCGTTGCTGTCGATGTAGATGTAAGCGCAACAATACCAACAGAAGCATTTATACTAGACACTGTTAACTTTAGCGGTGGAGGCACTTACTTAGGTGGTTTAGATGAAACTTCAAATGATAGCCTTTTTGTTAATTGTGTTGGTATTAAAAACACGGCTGTCAACGGTCAACTTTATATGCAAGGTAACGCAACAGCGACAACAATAGGCAGTTCATCTACATTTGTTAAAGTTGCTGGAACTACAACAGCAAGTGCAGACAATTCAAAAATAAGTCATTCAAATAATAGATTAACAATTGACGCAACTATAAACAGAAGATATTTAATACAATGTTCATTATCTTTTAGTAGTGGCAACAACAATGAGTGCGAGTTTGGCTTTTATGATAGTCAGTTGACAGCTATAAGAACTCCATCAAGAACAAAATCAACAGCGAATGGTGCTGGACGTGCTGAAAACGTTTCTTTTGCCTGTGTTATTAGTGGCGAAGTTGGCGATTATTTAGAGATTTGGTGTGCAAATAACAGCGCAACAACAAATATAACTGTAACAGAAATAAACTTTTTAATAACAGAAATAAAATAGAAAAGCACTCACATTACGTGGAGTGAAGAATAGTAGGATATTCTGAAAAGGAAACAGATTAATAACAATTAAGTTAAATAAATAAATACAAAACAAACATGGATAAAAAAGTAGATGTAAGTATGGTAGATAAAATCCTTTCTAAAGTAGGATTGAAGTCTATCGAAGTTAAGTTAGAAATGATGAAACTTGACGACAACACAACAGTAGTTGAAGCAGAAGTATTTGAAGCTGAACAGCCTATTGTAATTGTAACAGAAGACGAACAAAAAATCGCTTTGCCAGTTGGTGAGTACGGTTTGGAAGATGGTCGTATTTTGGTAGTACAAGAGGAAGGTATCATCTTTGAAATTAAAGAAGCTCAAGCTGAAGAAGAACAACCAGCGGAAGAAGAAGCGGTTGTAGCAAGTGAAGCACCAACAACAGCACCAGTTGCTAAGAAAGTTGTTGAATCAGTTTCTAAAGAATCTTATTTTTCTAAAGCAACAGAAGAAGAAGTAATTGAACTTATTGCTAAAGTTATCGAGATGAAGATGGCAGAGAAAGTAGAAGCTAAAGAGGAACTTGAAGAAGAAGCACCAGTTGCTAGAGTTCAAAACCCTGAGAAAACAAACTTATCAGTTCAAGACAAAGGAGAAAGTTTAGTAGATTATTTAAATAAATTAAAATAACAATAAAAAATGGCAACAACAACAACAGTAACGACTAATTTCAACGGCGTAGTAGCTGGAGATATTATCGGAAAAGCGTTTAAACAAACGCAAACAATTAAAGATGGATTAGTAACAGTTATGCCTAACATCGCTTTTAAAGCGTCGTTACGTAAAATCTCTTACGCTAACGGTAGAACAGATTATACTTGTGGACACGCTCCTGCTGGTTCTGTAACTCTTTCTGAGAAAACTATCGAGCCTAAGAAAATCAAAAATGACTTATCTATCTGTAAAGAAGATATGCGTCACGTATGGGATAACGCTTCAATGGGTTTTTCTGCTCACAACGATTCTTTACCTAAAGACGAAGCTACAGCTTTGATTGCTGAAATCTTGAAAGATACAGCAGTTGCAGTAGGTGGTGAAATTTGGACTGGAGATAGTTCTGTAAGTGGTTCAATCGGTGGATTTATTCCATTGTTTACTGCTGACGCTGACATCGTAAAAGCTGGTAGTGGTATTACTTCTGCAGGTGCTGCGGTTACTAAAGCAAACGTAGTAGCTGAAATCGAAAAAGTACTTGACGCAATGCCTGACGGTTTGCAAGGTTCTACTGACTTAGTTTTTGGTATCTCAAGAAACATTGCTACTGCTTATATGCAAGCGTTAGTTTCTGCTGGTATCTCTAACGGATTAGGTGGAGCAGATATGCAGTTAATGTACGGTATGTATACAATGACTATCATTGACGATTTACCAGCTAACACTTTCGTAGTTTACGAAAAGAAAAATCTTTATTTCGCTACTGGACTTGCTCAAGATTTCAACGAATTGAAATTAGTAGACGAAGATGAGATTGGATTGTTAACAGGACAAGTACGTGGTAAAATGGTTTACTCAGGAGCGGTTAATTATGTTAACTCAACTGAAATCGTTTGGTACTTAACTACTACTTAATAAATAGTTAAATCTATTATAAGAGGGGAGGTAAAGAGCCTTCCCTTTTTTTATAAACATTAAATACAAAAATACAAAATGAGTTGTGATATTTCCTTAGGAAGAAAAGAAGTTTGTAAAAACTCTGTAGGTGGTCTGAACGCTATCTACTTTATAAATTATGGCGATGTCGATGTAAACGATTATACATACGACGTAACTGATACAGATATGATTACCGACATTAACGGAGCGGCAACAATTAACGCATATAAATACGAATTAAAAGGTACTTCGTCTTTTACTGAAAACATTAACAGTTCAAGAGAGAACGGAACTACATTCTTTGAGCAAGTTTTAGAACTTACTTTTAAAGGCTTAACAGTTGAAATGCACAAAGAGATTAAATTACTTTCTTATGGTAGACCGATTGTTTTGGTTGAAGATAACAACAGTAATTTCTTTTTAGCTGGTTTACAACATGGTTGCGATGTAACAGGAGGAACTATCGTTTCTGGTGCTGCAATGGGTGATTTGTCAGGATATACATTAACGTTAACAGGTGGTGAAAAAATACCAGCTAACTTCGTGGATGTTGCTTCTGGTTCTGCTACTGACTTGTTAACAGTTGGTTTAACTCTAGTTGAAGGTGCATAATAATTAACATTACTTCATATTTAAACCCTCATCTTAATCGGTGGGGGTTTTTATTTAGAAACAAAAACGAACTTTTTAAGTTATAGTAATATGATAATACTACAAGAGAGTTTATTAAGTCAAGAGTTTAGATTTATTCCACGTTCATACGTTGCGGATAGTATGATTATTTACGATGAAACGCAAAAGACTTCTGTAACAATTGCAATTAGTCCTTTGATTTCTACATACTACATGGTGGTCGATGAGATACTAGACTTAAAAGAAAATAGATATTATACTTTAACGGTTAAGAACGGTACTACTACTGTTTACCGAGATAAGATATTTTGCACAAATCAAACTGTATCAACTTACACACCGAACGAAGGCAAGTACGTTGAGCATAGTTCAGACAATTCATTTATAGTAATACAATGATAGAAAGAAATCACATAATAAACCTATCTACATACGAAAAACCTTGCATTGAGGAAAGCCGTACTAAAGAGTGGGTAGATTATTTAATGAAATTACCAAACGGTAAAACAGAAGAACATTACGATTGGTTAATTGACCGTTATAGGTATTCAGCAACTAATAACGCTGTTATATCGAACATGGCACGTTTAATCTATGGTAAAGGCTTAGATGCTTATAACGCTAATAGAAAGCCGTCTGAGTACGCTCAAATGTTGTCTTTGTTAGATAAAAAGGTTATACGTAAGATTATTCTAGACTTAAAGATGTTAGGTGGTTGTGCTTTTCAAGTTATTTATGATAAACAACATACTAAAATTGTTAGGGTAGACCA